CTCTTAGAAAATACTTTATCTAAGACTCCGGGCATGGATGTAAAGTTTTCGGAGTCTGAAGCTCCTACCATATTCTGTCCACCGGGTGGAGTTGCCATTAATTCACCGCCTTAGGTCTGCTCATAGCTTTGTCTAACCACATCATTCTTTCTCTAAACGACAACGATTTAATATCGCTTAAAGACCATCCTGGGTAGAAGTACACTAAATAGTTATATGCGTCTATAACTAATTCGTAACTTGTTTCATTCTCGAAACAAGTCTGCCAGGGTTAGTGGCAGTGGTACCTCCGCTTCGCAAGATGTGCACGATTTCTTTATTTCGCTAAGTTGTGGTCCGGGGTTGCGGTCTGTTATGGCCTTGATTAAATCACGGCGATCTTTAAGACTTAGGTCCTTGATCTGCTGTACATTGAGTACAGGCATGCCGTTTATAGATTCAATGCAGCTCTTTAACAAGATGGTGTCTAGTTCGGCTGCATTCTTATTTGTTGCATTTACTAACGCTTTTTGAGCGCTTCCGGTAGGAAGTCCTACCGTTACTTTTCCTACTTTGCAATCAAGTGTAAAGACTCGGTCTGACTCATCTAAAGTCTTTGTCTCTACATCTGTGCTTAGATCTATTTCAAAGGTTTGCTCTTCTCCGCAGCTAGTGCAGATAGGCATTACTTTTACCTTAGGTCCAAATGTTGCAATTCGGATTGCAAGAAGCAGGGCTTCTCGATCTCCGGCTAGAAGAGCATCTAACGTTTCTTTGTCAGCAGGCTTATCGCCTACTTTTACTGTAGCTCTTTCTAGAATAGTCAAGAGAGCTTTTCCAGGGTCTCCTATGCGAGCAATGATCTCTTCATCGGATCCGGTAAGTTCTCTAATTTCAGCAGTATTTATAGTTCCGTCAAAAGGGTCTGTTAGTCCCCCTGGAAGAACTACTGATGTATCAGGTGGTAGCGGCACTTCTACTTTTGGTGTTGGTGCCGCTACCTCCTGAGCAGAAGTAGCTTCTGCTACAAGCTTATTTGCGAGTGCAGGGTTGTTTGATGCGCTGATAGTTTCTGTAGACATTTAGTTTACCTTTTCTTTATTTTACAGTGCTGAAATTACTGTGGTATCTGAGAGCTTCTGTGCAGAACCTGACTGAGTGTAGTTCTTAGCAAAGGTTACATCGAAGCCTTCGTGTACGAGAGTAATTGATTCAACCAACAGAGTGTTTGATCCAGCATCAAGATCGCTGTAGGACAATGATGTTATCCAAGCATTGTTGACACGGAATCGAACAGATGCGTGTTGATCATATGCAGTATCTACTGCAGCTGTGCCGCCAGATCCAGCGTATGCTGCTGGGTTTGGATGGCTTAGTACTGCGATGTCTAGATCGCAGCGGAAGTCTGCGCCAATTCCGCTAGTTGCGTTTGGAGTCAACACGGAGAATAGACGACGCATCCAACGAGCATGAGAGTCATTACCAAGCATTACGCCCTTTGATAGGGTAATAGGTGTAAATGAGCTCTGTCCAGGAATCTGGTGGAAGTTGGTGTTGTAGCCACCTTCACGGTAAGCTATTGATTCAGTAGAGACGCTTAGTCCAGAAAGAGAGACGAAACCCATCTTTCCAAAGGAAGATCCCCACTTAGAATCGTTAGTTTGAGGAAGGAATTCAACCACAAACTTAAAGTTACGTACCGGATCCGTTAGGAGGGTACTAAGGGTGTTATTTACGGGCATCTTTATTTATCTCCTTATGCCGAAGCTGTTCCGGTTATCTGACCAAGCTTGATCACAATAAACTCAGCTGGATACTCAAGGGCCACGCCAACTTCGATGTTAACACGACCATTTTGGATATCAGACTGGCTTGTTGTGCTTGCATCTACTTTTACATAGTAAGCCTTGTCTGGACTGGATCCACGCAATCCGCCTTGCTGCCAGTAGCCACGTAGGAACGAGCCAAGGGCAACGCGTAGTTGAGACCACAGACGTTCGCTGTTGTTCTCAAATATTGCGAATGCGCTTCTATCAGTCAATTCTTTCTTGATATAGGTGAGAGAACGACGTACGCTGATGTAGCGATCTCCTGGGGTATTGTTCATGGTGCGAGCGCCCATTACAACAATTCCGTTTCCAGGAACTTGACGGATAGCGTTTACTGGAACTGCACCAGTATTTAAGTCGTCCAACTCAATGTTGGTAAACTGACGCTCTGTCGCTACAGCTAGTGCTACGCGGTTTGTCAAACCTGCAGGAGCCTTAAATACTCCTCGAGAAGCGTCAGTAGCCAAGAACTGGCCCATCATCGCTGCTCCTGGAGCTTGAGCTCTTGTTGCTCCGCCAGATGCACGTAGAGTGTCTGGAATCAGCAACCATGGGAAGTACGCTGCAGCGCATCCTCCGTCTGAATCCGGTGCAGCAGCCTTAACATCTGTAAAGAATGTCTTAGCTGAAGTAACGGTTTCTCCGATAGGTGAATCAATAACCGCAAATGCGTCTCCGCGAAGTTCGCAGTAGTTGATTAGATCACCCTGGATATTTACTGCAAGAGTTCTTTCCTGAGTGGTTCCTGTTGGAGTATAGATATATGCTGCAGCAGGAACGTTAAATAGAAGAGGATTCTGAATAGCATCAAACGTAGTTAGAGCTACAGAATAATCAGTTCTGCTTGGAGCTGATCCATTTACACCACCAGTTAGGTCTTTTAGGCCATCAATTTCTGGAAGGTCATCTGGAGAAACAGAAGCTGAGTTCTGGTCTATTACTGTTACGTATGCTGAAGAAGAATTTACAACAGAAACTACATAACGAGGATCTGTTGAGTTCATGCTCAAATCAGTAAATTGTTCAAGAAGATTTGAATTAGCTACAGGCCCAATTGGAGCGCCGTAAACTAAAAGAGTGAATCTATCGCTAGTTCCTGCTTCTTGTATTTCTACTGAGAGGTCATTTCCCCATGCTCCTTGGTTAGCTGCTCGAACCAAGAGTGTGTTCAATCCTGAGCTTGAACGGTCTGTTAATACCACAGAGGCTGCCGCTGCTCCTGAGCCTACAATACGTCGCACATAAAGCTGACGACCACCATTGGCAAAGAAGTTGTATGCTGCCCATGTAGTTGGGTATGCGTCTTCAAGACTTCCAAAAGTCTTGACAAATTGTGTCCAAGAAGTTACAAGAACTGGAGTTACTGATGGGCCCTTTGCAAGGGTTCCAACAAAAGCTCCTGCTGCCGTGCCTACATCTGCAAGCGCGACTTCTTGAGGAAGCTCAACTTCTTGAATAAAGACGCCTGGTCTACTGTATGTAGCCATTCGATTTTACTCCTTACTGTTAGGTTTTCTTTGGGTTCCGAATTTATAGCTCTATTGGTGCGAAGTCTGTGAATTGATCGTTTAGTGTGATGTTTGGTGGTGTTAGCACTTCGTATACTTGGTTCAACTGAGCTGGGAGGAATTCCGAGCTAACTTGAACATTGTAGATATTACTGAACAGTCTTTTATCTTGTTCTGTAGTATCTCGTTTAACGAACCCCAATACATCTACCCTGCGTACAGTGCCATCTTCAGGGATTTGTAGGAGTCCGAACCTAAGTGGTAAACGACCTGGAGCAAACAATGCGTTGATTATTTGCCGATCATGTCGTGGTTGACGAGAGTATGTAGTTACTTGATATAGCAAGTTAACTGGTATTGGATACCAGCCCTCGTACTCTTCTTCTGGATCTGCTCCTTCTGGAAGATATCCGTAAGGAACATAACCTCTATGTGCTCTTTCAAAAGCCTCATTTATTCCAACAAGCTCAATTGTAATGTATGGGTAGCTCTGTTGACGGATCTCAACGTCTGGTTGTCCAAACCATACGCCTACAGGGCGAGTTGGGTTTCCAGAGTCGGACACAGTGATGCCAGAGAGCATGGACTTCAAGGCTTTATCTTCATTAATTAGGTACGGCATTAGACTAGTCCTGCCCTCTGTAAATGCTTACCTACTTCGGTTTCCATGTCAGTTTCATAGAGCTCTTGAATAAAGCTTCTAAGTGCTGGGGATGGGGGTATGACTTCGGTCCCGTACTCTAAGGTAAGGATCTGGTCTTTAAACATAGGTGGGTACTGAATAACATATTCCCCATCAACTATGCCTATGCTTAAATAAGCTGAGATCTCTTTGGGCCAACCTAGTTGGATAGCAAATGTCCTTAGATCTTCAGTTAGCTGAGAAGCTGATTCATCCGCTGCTTCTGCATACGCCTTTACTAAAAATTTAGAGAATGGATTCACTTATTCTGAATCCTATTCGTGAGTAGATACCCTGCAACAAGGCCAACAAGAAGGGGTTTCTTGGTGTCTTTGAGGTTAGCTAAACCACGAATGAATTCTTCTTTATCGGCTTGGGTCTCAGCCCTATTCAGCCGGTTAATAAGTGCAATCATAAATCCTCCATTGAGGCGCAAGGTAAAGCAGCAGGGTTCCGGGTTTCCCCGGCGTCAATCCAAGGATAAAGAAAAAGCCCCCATATTGGGGGCTAAATTCTTACTTCTTTTTCTTCTTTTCTCGCTTCTCTTCGGCCTTTTCGCCCTTCTTGCCCTCTTTCTTTTCGTGGGCTTTTTCCTTCTTTTCTATGCCTTTGATAATCTTCTTGTCGATAGCGATATCTTTACGCATAGTCTTAGGGTTGGCTTTTTTGCCGTGAGCTTTGTCTTTCTTTTCAAACTCTTCTTTTTGCTCTTTGTCAAGCTTCCTGGTTAGGTAAGCATCGACCGGTTCGTCCTTGGACTTGACATATTTGCCCTTCATCATCTTAGCTTTAGGCTTTTTCATTAGAGTCCTTTGCTTGACAAGTGCAGCCACCGCAGCCGCAGGTTACTTCTTCTTTCGAGCTGATTTGCAGGTCGCGCATGAGCACTTACATCCCTTCGCTGGCTTGCCTGACTTACATCCACACCCACATTTAGCACACATTATTTCTTACCTTTCTTTGGGGCCGGTACTTTATCTTTGCCCTTACCCTCCGGCACACAGTTGGGGACTTTCTTACCAGCTTGGCTTTTAAAGCCTACTTGGACATAACCTTTCCAGCAGGGATTACTTTTTGCCATTCTTCTTTTTCACCTTCTTGGGTAGTCGCTTACCTTTGGGAGTTTTTTCTTCCCACTCAGCAGCCATCTTAGGGTCATTAGCATACATCCACTTACGCTGCGCTTGGGACTTGAAAGGCACGGCCTAACCTCTATTCGTTCTAGAAACAAATGGGGTGTAGCTGGCGTATTCCTGGAACTGAGGGTCGTTGATAAGCTCTTCAGCATTGACCTGGTTACAGTCAATGGTAAAGAGGGTATAGTCGTCAGTGATGATTCCTTTAGGGAAGATCTGCTTTACTGCAAATACCTGGTTTCTAAAAACCACTCTATCGCGTAGATATGCGTCTGGGTTAGTAGGTAGGTATTGAAGCTCTGGGATAACCCTGGACTCTCCACCAGATAAGCTGGACCCATCGATGATATCCATGTTAATTGTAATTCTAAGAACGTCGGTGTTGTAGAAGCCTCGTTCGCTCTGTACGGTTACGCCCTGAAATAGAGCAGCATTAACTACTGGAATTGTATGAGGACCATGATATCTACGGCCTCCGCCTATGTTGCTTCCCACATCATAGATAGCATCTACCTGGGTTAATTCCTGGTCGTATAGCCACCAGTCAATTTCATAACCTACAGTACGAACAACTTCTTTGGTGGTACCAGAAATAATAGATCCACGCTCATGTTGGATACTAAACCGGCCCTCCCGCTGTTCTCCACGCACTTTTACTCCTCTACTGGAAGGCTGTACTCATCGATTAGAGGGTCGTATGTTGCTCCAACTACTATGTTGTGTGATTCGAGTGGCATTTTGTCTGATACGTCTTTAATTACAGGTTCGCTTAAAAAGATAGCGCCGAGGCGCTCATCGGTATGTAGGATGTCTACAACCTGGTTATCAATGATAAAAGCAATTTTAACTGGTGGTATTTCTTGAGCGTAATCAGCCATTTATTTCCTCCTTATAGATATTGGTTACCGCTTCCCACTTATGTAGTGGACAAGAAGCATTAGGAAGCTTTGTCTTAAGCTTCATTATGCAGCCGCACTCTTTGCATTGAGTGGTAGCTTTTATAAATCTATCGCAGGTTTGACAGATCTCTAGTCTTTTCTGGGCAATATCGGTCTCTACTCGACCTATATTCTTATTGAATAGGTCCCAGGGACGGGCTGGTCTTTCGCTCATTTATACTCCTATATTGTCGCCAAGAAATTGTCTACGGTAGATCCTTGACTTCCTGTGGAAGGCGCCTTAATTATACCCACAGAAGTTCCCTTGGTGGGGGTAGTTGGGGTATGGCTTAGGTTAGCTCCAAGTTGCGATCCGCCGAGGTTTGATCCAGAATAGGCTCGTGCTGTTATAACGTTACCCACAGTAGTTACGTATACAGAGCCGACCGTAGTAAAGCCAGAGTTATTGCTAGATATCTGTAAGGAAGCGGCTTCACTTACTACATTTGATACTGAGCTAGCTATTACTAAGGCTGAAACATAGGTTGTAACACTTCTTGTTCCTGTAAAGCAAGAGTAGGTTGTGACGCTTCTAGTGCTGGTAAAGCATGAGTAGTTTGTAGTGTAGGCTGTAAAACAAGAGTAATTTATGGGCTGATTTACTTGCTGTGTATAGCAAGAGTAAACCGTTCTATTTCTAGTCGATGTGTAGCAGGAATAACTTACTGGCTCAGTTACCGTACGGGTTGATGTATAACAAGAATATGTTGTAGGACTAGTTACAGTTCTATTTTGAGTATAACAAGAATAAGTAGTTGGAGTAGCGGGGTCATAACAGGAATAGCTAGACCGCTCCTGCCCAGGACTGCAGTAATAGCAGGCCGTATAAGTATTTATGCAGTCTCCAGAAATACCAACACAGCAATCATAGCCAGCTATACGCTGCTCATACGTTTTAGTAATTGAGGTCGCAGGTCCAGAATAGGATCTAGCTGATCCTGGATTGGTAGTTACTCCAGAACAGCAACTTCCTGATGGCGGGTTTGAAGTGTTGGTTACTAAACTTTGATCACAAACTGTAGTAGTTCCACCACCACTTGAGGAGACCCCTGAACAACAGTTATTTGCTGGGGGATTGTTTGAATTACTAACCTGACTTTGATCGCAGACAGTAGTAGTTCCACCACCACTTGATATAACTCCAGAACAGCAGTTGGTTCCAGAGCAGCTTGAGTTTGAGCATCCGGTTAGACCCTGATCGCAAACACTGACAGTTCCACTAGAAACTCCAGAGCAACAGCTTCCAGAGGGTGGATTGCTGTAAGAA